TGAGGTCACGAGCGGCGCCTTCCGCGCAACGCTCCTGGTGTTCTCGCACCACCCAGTCGGCTTCGATCCGGTCGCCGGGGTCAGGTTCACCGCCACCGACGGGACCAACACCAAGACGGTGTGGGCGACCGCGCTCGACACCGACAACAGCTATGGCGACAGCCTCCGCGCCTACACGGTCATCATCGACCCTTCGACGGCCCCGGCGCTGACCGCGGGCCTGCTGCGCGTCGATGCTGAAGTCTACCCGTGGCTGGGCGCCATGCGGACGACCGATCCGGCCGGGACAAGGTCGATGACCAGCCTGCGAACGGCGGCCTTCTCGGTCAATTCGCAGTCGCCCTGGGTGATTGGGTATGACCCGGCGGGTACCCGCTACGGCCAGCAATGGGTCTATGTCGACAACGTCAACGGCACCGTCACGGCAAATGCCGCGATGGTGGCGACGACGCTGGCGGGGGCAAAGGCCGTCGCCCCGGCGTCGCGGGCGCGGGACATCGCCACGGCGATGCAGGCGCTCTACCTCCAGAACCGCACGCTGGCGGCGGCGAACGGCCAGGCGTCGCAAACCCGCTCCATGGACGGCGCGCGCGTTGTGCTGGCGCCCGGCGCCCATGTCGGCCCCGGCACCACCACCGTCACCAGCGGTCTCGCGGCGGCGGACATTCCGATGCACGTAATCGGTGACCCGGACGATGCGGACCCGCGCGCCAACTGCATCTACCGGACCACGGCCAGCTCGTTCGGGCCGCGCGGCAACCGCTTTCGCATCCAGAATGTCACGCTGGAGTGCGGCACCAACGCCTTCAGCGGCTCGGCGGCAAATTTCCACCTCGACAATGTCACCATCCGGGGCAAGGCGGGGCAGGAAAACAACACGATCGGCATCTTTTCGGCGGCACCAACGGCGGGCCAGTACACCATCGCCATCACCCGCTCCCGGGTTTGGCGGTACGGCCAGCAGCTGATGAACGGCAACCCGCGCGGCGGCCTTGCCCGTGCCAACGAACACAGCCGGCAGCTCGCCAACTTCCTCTGCGTCGTCAAGAACCGGCTGATCGGCAATGTCGAGGATGGCTTTGTCGGCACCGGCTCGCCGTCGGGGGCCATTTATTCACAATGGGCCGTACCGACGCTGGCGGGGCAGGTCGAAGATGTCATCTTCGCCTACAATGACGCGCGCTTTGCGCGGGGCCGTGTGTTCGGCTTTTCCAGCCTTGCCGCAGCGACCGCCGGCACACCAAATCCCTCGATCCGCCGGGTCGTCGTATTCGGCAATGTGATGGAGCGTATCGGCAGTACCCCGGAGCCCTTTTATTCGATGGGCGAGGGTTCGGACATGACCGCCTCCTACAACATCGTGGAGGCGAACACCCATGTCGGTGAGAGGGCCAACACCTTTTATTCCGACCCACCGGTCAGCACGATTGCCGACACCAATACGAAGCGCAACCAGGCCTTCGTCAATCGCGTTGCCAATAACGCCTATGATTGGCTGCCAACCAAGCACGACGACTTTTTCGACAGCACGGTCGCGTCTATCCGCGGCACCTCGGACGGCTATCGGCCGCACATGACCGAAGCCTGGTCGATGCTGTTTGGCGTCGGCCATGCCAGCAACTATGACACGGCGCGGACCAACACCGGCAGCTTCCCGCTGATGTTTCCGGGCATCCGGTCGGTGGCCAATCCGAACGGCGCGCCGGTTTCGCCACTCTATGCCTCGGATGCTTCGATTTCCGGCCCGGCTGGCAGCACCGCCGGCGGGGGTGGCAATTATCGGCCGCTGGCCGGATCGCCGCTGCTGTCGCGGGTATTTGCGGGCAACAGCGACCGCGACTTTGCCAACATGTTGCGAGGCGCTGGCGGTGCGGCTGGCGCGCTGGAGGCCGAAGCCGGTGGGGCAGTGCTGGCGCCGGCACCGGCACGCTCCGCACAGAGCGCTGCGGCCGCTGCACTGGCGGTGAGTTTTGTTGCACAGCCGGCAGCCAGCCGCCATCTGCACTTTGCCGATACGCCGGTCTGCAACTGGCAGACGATCCTGGCGGCGACGGCCTCACGCATGGTGCCGGCCGACACCGGCAGCATGATTTCCGGCGCGGCGGCGGGCGGTGACATGCTGCTGCCCGAAACGGCGCGCCACAGCCTGCCCGGCGGCATGATCATCATCTTGCCGGACAGCGGCGGCGCCGCCGCAGACACGCTGTCGGTCACCGTCGACCTGCGCACCCTGTCAATCAGATAACCAAAGAGGAGAATGATCATGCCGAAAGTGGCAAGCGATGATGTGCTGGATGGCAGCCTGAATGTCATCCGTGGTGCAACCCGCATGGTGGCACTGAATGGTGAGCCGGCGAGCTATGCCGCCGCCGATGCCGGCAAGCTGGTCGAGGCTGTGCTGACAACCGGAGACTTCAGCATTGCTGCCGGCGACTTTTCCGGCCGCAAGGTGACGATCGCCGGCAAATCGGGGTTGAGCGTGCTGGCGGCAGGCACCGCCGACCATGTTGCGCTGCTCGATCCCGGCGGCTCGCGGCTGCTCTATGTCACCACCTGCCCGGCCCAGCCGCTTGCCAGCGGCGGCACGGTCAGCATCGCCGGGTGGAGCGTCGAGATCGGCGCGCCGGTCTGACCAGCGTCCTGACGCCCGCGCCGCCCCCTGCGGACGGCGATCATCTGTGCAGCAAGCCAATGGGAGGAACCGCCCGTGACGATTTTCGTCAAGGATCCGGGAGCGACCATCGATTACGCCGTCGATTGGTCGGCCGGCTATCTCGCCGGTCAGAATGTAACCGAATCGTCCTGGACAGTGGCGCCCGCAGAAGCCGGCGGCGTCGCTGTCGAGGCATCCATGGTGATGCCCGGCAAGACCGTGGTGACACTGGCGGGCGGGAAGGCCGGTCATCAATATCGGATAACCAACAGAGTTCGTTTCTCGGACAGCCGCAGCGATGAACGCACGCTTGTCGTGCGGGTGGAGGAACGATGATGGGTGACGAGCTGATGACCATGTCCGAGCCGGGCGTGGCGGCGGTCAGTCTTGCCGAATGCAAGGCCTTCCTGCGGCTGGACCGAGATGACGAGGACGCCGTGCTGGCCGGCTTCATCCGCACCGCCATCGCCCTGTGCGAGGCGTTCACCGGCCAGTGGCTGGTGGCGCGCGAGGGCGAACAGCGGTTGACGGCGGGCCCCGGCTGGCAGCGGCTTACGGCGCTGCCGGTGATCGCCATCGCCGGGGTGCGTGATGCCGCCGGGCCGCTGCCGGCAGGGGCCGCCGAAGTCGATGTCGACAGTTCGGGTGTCGGCTGGGTGCAGTTGCGCAACGGCGAGGCGCGCGACCGGCCGGTGGTGCGCTTCACCGCTGGCCTTGGCGCCGATTGGAATGGCGTGCCCGAGCCGCTGCGCCAGGGCATCATCCGGCTTGTCGCGCATCTTTATGCGCACCGCGATGCCTCCGACGCCGGGCCGCCGCCCGCTGCCGTTGCCGCGCTGTGGCGGCCGTGGCGGCGGATGCGGCTGGGCTGAGGGAGGTGGCGATGGCAGACGAACTGTCGGGCTCGCTGCGCGAGCGCGTGGCGATCGAGACATGGGTGGCGGCGCGCGATGCCGTCGGCGCCGATGCCGGGCATTGGCAGGCCGCCGGTGCCGCGGCAGCGGCGATCGTGCCCGATGGCCTGGCGCGCTCGCCGCTGGGGGAGGCCCGCCGTTCCGGTCAGCGCTGGCGGGTGACGCTGCGCACCGGCCAGGACTTCGGGTTGACCTCGCGGCTGATCTGGCAGGGCCGGGTGCTGGCCGTGCTGGCCGTCGAGCAAGATCCGCGACGACCCGATCGCCTGCAGGCGCTGTGCGAGGAGCGGCGGCCATGAGCGCTGCGGACACGGCGCGACGGCTGGCGCTGGCCGGCGACAGCCTTGCCGAAGGCGCCGCAACCCGTGCCCGCCAGCAGCTTGCGGCGCGTGCTGCAGATGCCCTTGCCGGCAGTGATGTCGCCGTGCGGGAGGGGGAGGACGCGACCATCGAGCTGAGCGGTCCGGCCTTGCGCATTCGCGCCTTCGGCAGCCGCCGCCGCGCCCCCGATGCCCGCTTTAACGGCCTGCTGGCCACCCTTGCCAGGGGAGATTGACGATGAGCGCAAGCCTTGCCGTGCAGCGCCTGCTGGTGGCGGCGCTGGCCGGCATCCCCGGCATCAGCGGCGTCTTTGACGGGCCGCCGCCCGATGCCGCCTCCCCCTATCTCGTCGTTGGTGCCGATGTCGTCAGCGACTGGAGCACCAAGACCGAGGCCGGGCACGAGCACCGCATCACCATAACCGCTTGGGATGCAGGGCCGGGAACGGCGCCCGCCAAGGCGCTGCTCGGCGCTGTCGAAGCGGCCGTGGCCGGCCTTGCCGGCAGCGATGGCGGCCATGCGATCGTCTCGGCGCGCCTGCTGCGCAGCCTGGTCGTCACCGATCCCGAAGGCTGGGCCCAGGGCATCATCGAATTCCGCATCCGCTCGCTCGGCATCTGAGCCGGCGTTTCCAACCGAAAGGGCCAAGGACATGGCAATCGAAAAGGGCAGTGCCTTCCTGCTGAAGGTCGGCAATGGCGCGGTGCCGCCAGTATTCACCACCGTCGCCGGGCTGCGCACGACGCAGCTGAGCATCAATGCCGAAAGCGTGGTGGTCACCAACCAGGGCTCGGGCGGCTGGCGCGAACTGCTGACCGGCGCCGGGGTGCGCTCGGTGTCGCTGAGTGGTTCGGGTGTGTTTACCGGCTCGGCGGCCGAGGCGCGCATCAAGGCCAATGCGCTGGCCGGCAGCATCGATGATTACCGTGTCAGCTTTGAAAGCGGCGAGACGATCACGGCGAAGTTCCTGATCACGCGGCTCGATTATGCCGGCGATTACAATGGCGAGCGCACCTACACGCTGGCACTGGAAAGCTCTGGCGCCGTGGTGGCGGCATGAGACAAGCCAACCCGGCGCGGGGCGAGGCGGCACTTTCGCTCGGCGGCCAGACTTTGGTGCTGCGGCCGACCTTTGCGGCGCTGGTCGCCGCCGAGGCCGAGCTGGGGCCGCTGTTCGCGCTGGTCGAACGCGCGGCCGCCGGCGGGCTGACCTTGGCCGAGATGGCCGGGCTGTTCTGGCATTGCCTCGAAGGCGCGCCGGCCGGGCTGAGCCGGGAGCTGTTCAGCGAGGCGCTGGTCGGCGGCGGGTTGGCCGCTGCGACACCGGCGCTGCGCGTGCTGCTTGGCCAGATCTTGGTCGGGCGATGACGTTCGAGAGCGCAGCGCGGGCGGCGGCGCGGGTTGCGGCGGCGCTGCTTGGCTGGCGGCCGGACGAATTCTGGGCGGCGACGCCCGAGGATCTGCGCACCGCGCTGGGGCTGGACGCCGCGAGCGGCGAGGCCCCGGCGACCTCGGCGCTGTTGGCCCGCATGATGGAGGCATGTCCTGATGACCGGAGAGACTGATCTCGACACGCTGGTGATCCGCGTGCGCGCCGATACCAGCGGTTTCATGGCCGATGTTGGCGACATCAGGCGCGAGCTCGATGGCCCGCTGGCGGCCGGGGTGGAACGGGCTGGCGGCAGCATCGAACGGGCGCTGGCGCGGGCGGCGGTGACCGGCAAGTTCGGCTTTGAGGATCTGCGCCGGGTGGCGCTGACCGCGCTGTCCGACATCGCCGCCAGCGCCCTGCGCACCGACCTGGGGGCGCTGTTCGGCGGCGGCGGTAGCGGCGGCGGGCTGATCGGCTCGCTGGCCAGCCTGATCGGCGGCGCGCCCGGGCGTGCCATCGGCGGACCGGTAACGGGCGGGAAGCCCTATCTGGTCGGCGAGCGCGGGCCCGAGCTGTTCGTGCCGACGGGGCAGGGGCGTATCGAGATGCCGGGGCCGGCGGCGCGCGGGCCGGTGAATGTCACCGTCAACGTCAATGGCGGCCGCGAGGCGACGCCCGGGGTGATGCAGCAGACCGGCAGCCAGGTGGCGCGCGCTGTGCTGAGGGCGCTGGCGAGGGCGGACGCATGATGAAATACTGGCTGGCTGAGCCGCTGTCCGGTCGCACCCGCTGGGTGAAGCGCTTTGACCCGCGCTATTGGACGATCGATTTTCCGCGTCCGATGATGGCGGCGGTGACGACCGGCGGCACCGATGCGGTCAATGTCGATCTGAACTTCCTGACGTCGAGCGATCTTGCCGGGCTGATCTGGGAGTCGGCCGATCGCTGGAGCCATCCGCTGATCGCGCTGGAAACGGTGCGGGATTATCGCGGCACGACGCTGGCGTTCCGCTGGCAGTCGGATGCCGGGGTGCTGCCGCTTGATGCCGTCAATGGTCCGGTGCTGACCATCGAGGGCCGCGACGCCACGGGCGTGGCGCACAGCTGGTATGTCCGGCTGTGGAACTATGCCGAGGGCAGCGGCGACGATGCGCTGGTGACGCTCGATTTCGATGCACTGGCGGGCGGGTTCATGCTGCCGGCGGAGGCCGACCCGGTGTGGGCTGGCGATATCGACCGCATGTTCATCTCGCTGGTGCCGCCGGGCTATGACGGGCAAGGCGCGCCGTTGCCGGTACCCGTTGACGCGCATGTGACGCTGAGCGGTCTCCGCTGCGACGGACCGGGTTCGATGCTGAAGGCCGGCGATGGTTTTGTGCCGCCCCACGGGCTGCGCATCTGTGGCGGCTATGACGACAGCTACAACCAGACGCCGGAGCGATTGGTCGAGGCCATGTTCGCGCTCGGCTACCGGGGCGCGCTGGTGCACTATGTCGGCATGAGCCACTTCCCGGCGCTGCGCTGGGACGCCGGGGAGAATCGTTACCTTGCCGACCCGGCGGTGCCGCTGTGCAGCGCGGCGGTAGCCTGGCACGCCGATTATTTCGCGCGGGCGGTGGATCTCGGCTTTTCACCGATCGTGTCGCTGTCGTTCGAGTTGCTCGAGGAGAATTGTCCCGAGGCCTGGGCGCAGCGGCGCAGCGACGGGACGCGTGGGGCAACCGGTTATGTGCCGCCATCCTCGCTGCTGTCTCCGGCGCGGGTCGATGCCATGGCCTGGTTGCACGATGTCGCGGTGGCGTTCGTTGGCCTGGCGGTTGCGAATGGGGCCGCGCCACGCTTCCAGATCGGTGAGCCCTGGTGGTGGGTCGGGCCGGACTGGCGTCCAAGCCTCTATGATGCCGCGACTACGGCGCTGTATGCCGCTGAAACCGGCCTGGCTGCGCCGCTGATCACCGATGTCCGTGCGGTGACAACGGCTGCCGAGCGCGTCTTTCTGGATTGGTGCGGCGGCCTGTTGGGCCGGGCGACGCTCGATCTGCGTGATGCCGTGCTGGCGGCGGCGCCAGCCGCCGAAACCCTGCTGCTGTTCTATGCGCCGCAGGTGCTCGAGGCGGCGGCGCCGGAACTGATCCGCGCCAACCTGCCGCCGCAATGGGCAGCGCCGGCCTTCGATGTGCTTCAGCTTGAGGACTATGACTTTGTCACCCGCGGCGATGCCGGAGGGCAGGCGCGGGCGCGCGCCGTGATCGCCGACCGGCTCGGTTATGCGCTGGCTGCGCAGCATTATTTCTCCGGCTTTGCCGCCACTCCCGCCGATTGGCCCCGTATCGCCGAAGCTGCCGAGGCGGCGCGGGCGCGGGGCGTTTCCGATACCTTTGTCTGGGCCTGGCCGCAGGTGGCGCGCGATGGCTTCACCGCGTTCGATCTGCCTGCCGCCATGGAGGATGATGTGACCGCTTTCCACGATGTGCTGTTCCCGCTCGATCTTGGCTATGGCGCCGCCGGGGGTCCGGAATTTTCGACGCAGATTGTCGTCACCGGATCGGGCCATGAACAGCGCAACAGCGAATGGAGCGATGCGCGGCTCTATTATGATGCCGGGGTTGGCGTGCGCTCCGACGCCGATCTGTCGGCACTGATCGCCTTTTTCCGGGCGCGGCGCGGCCAGGCCTATGGCTTCCGCTTTTCGGACCCGCTCGATCGCAGCTCGGCGCCGGGCAATGCCGCTGTCACGCCGCTCGATCAGTGGCTGGGGGCGGGCGATGGCGGCAGGACGCGCTTTTCGCTGGTCAAGCATTATGGAGAGGGCGAGATGCGGCAGACCCGCCGCATCACGCGGCCGGTGCCGGGCAGTGTCATGATCGCTGTCGACGGCATTGTGCGGCTGACCGGCTGGCAGTTGGCCGAGGGAGGGCACATCGATTTCGACATGCCGCCGCCCGCCGGCGCGTCCGTCACCGCCGGGTTCGGGTTCGATGTGCCGGTGCGCTTTGCCGCCGATCGAATCGATGTCTCGATTGCCGGCTGGCGGGCGGGCGAGCTGCCGTCTGTGCCGCTTGTCGAAATCCGGGAGGGCTGAGCCATGCCTGGCCTTGGTGCGGCGCTGGCCGCCGATCTCACCCAGCTGGCACTGTGCTGGCGCATTGTCCGCCGCGACGGCATCGCGCTGGGTTTCACGACGCATGACCGGCCCCTTGTCGTCGCCGGGCTGAGCTATGACAGCGCCCCCGGTATGGCACCTTCGGCTGTCGTCAGCACTGACGGGCTGGACGTTGACACCATGGATGTGGCCGGGGCGCTGAGTGCCGGTGCCATAACCGCCGGGGATCTGGGCGATGGCCGCTATGATGGCGCGGCGGTGCGGCTGTTCATGGTGGACTGGCGGAATCCCGATGCGGGTCAGCAACTGCTGGCCGAAGGCAGCATCGGCAGCGTTGAATCCGGCAGCGGCCCGGATGCGGCCTTTACCGCCACATTGCGAGGCCCGACGGCGATCCTGCAGGCCACCCGTATCGAAAGCTACTCGCCCGAGTGCCGCGCCGAATTGGGTGACTGGCGATGCCGGGTCACGCTTCGCGGCAGGCGGTCGCGCGCGCTGGTCTCCGACGGTGACGGCGCCCGCGTCCGGATTGCGGACGTGGCGCCAGAGCGGGCCGGGGATTTCGTCCAGGGCAGTCTGCGGGTGCTGGCCGGGCCCGCTGCGGGGCTGGAACGGCGCATCATTTCCGTTGCCGGCGACTGGCTGCATTTCGACGCGCCGCTGTTGCTGGACGCAGGAACCGAAGTCCAGCTTGTCGAAGGCTGCGACAAGCGCTTTGCAACCTGTGCCGGGCGCTTCGGCAATGCCGCCAATTTTCGCGGTGAGCCGCATGTGCCGGGCAATGACCTGTTGACCCGCTTTGGTGCCGGCTGATGGCCGCAGACGCAATCGTCGTGGCCGTTCGGGCGGCTGTCGGCACCCGGTTCCGGCCGCAGGGGCGGATGGCTGGCGTCGGCCTCGATTGTGTTGGCGTGGCGCTGATCGCGGCCCGCGCGGCTGGTTGCGAGGTTCGTGCCGAGCCCTATGCGCTTGGCGGAGACCATGGCGGGCGCATCGAGGCCGTGCTGGGTGAGATGGGGTGCCGTGCTGTCGCGGCAGCAATGCCGGGCGATCTGCTGCTGCTGGCCCCGTCGCCGCGGCAGCGGCACCTTGCCGTCGTGACACCGGCGGGTGTGGTGCATGCCCATGCCGGGCTTGGCAGCGTTGTAGAGGGGCCGCTTGACCCCGGATGGACAATTGTTGGCGCCTGGCGCCTTCCCGGAGCGATCTGAACATGGCGACAATCGTGCTTGGTACCGTCGGCCGACTGGTCGGTGGGCCGATCGGCGGCATTATCGGCGCAACGCTGGGCGGCGTTATTGACAGCAGCCTGTTTGCCACGGCGCCGCGCGGCGGCCGCATGTCGAACCTGGCGGTGCAGAGCGCCGCTTATGGTGAGCCGATTGCCGTTGTCACCGGGCGTATGCGCGCCGCCGGCAATTTGCTGTGGACTAGCGGGATTGCGGAATCGACGACAGGCGGCGGCAAGGGGCAACCCGGCGGCTACAGCTATTCGGCGTCCTTTGCGGTGGGATTGACCGGACGCCCGATCGTCGGTGTCGGTCGAATCTGGGCGGACGGCAAGCAGATCCGCGATGGCAGTGGCGCCTTTCTGTCGCCGATCACCATGCGCCTCTATCCCGGCGACGAGTTGCAGACCCCCGACCCGCTTATCGATGCCTTCGAAGGCTCGGCGGGGGCGCCCGCCTATCGCGGGATTGCCTATGCGGTGTTCGAGGATCTGCCGCTGGCCGATTATGGCAATCGTATTCCCAACCTGACCTTCGAGATCATCGCCGATCCCGGCGATGATCATGATGCCGGCGCCGCGATTGCCGCGCTGGCTCGTGCCGACGACCGCCCCTGCGCAACGATCAGCGGCAGCTATCCGGCGATTGCCGGACATTTTTCCGGTCGAAGCGGCAGCATCGCCGAAGCGCTGGGTCCGCTGCTCGACCTTTCCGGAGCCTCTATTGGCGGGGCTGGCGGGCTTGTGGTGCGCGGCGCTGGCGGCAGCGTCATGGCCGTGCCTGCCGAAGCCGGGAATGCGCGGCTGCCGGGGCGGGCGCCGCAGCGCGCCCGGCGAAAGCTGCTGGGAGGTGAAAGCCGGGTCGGCGCTGTCGAGCTCAATTTCTATGACGTGGCGCGGGATTATCAACCCGGCCTGCAACGGGCCCGGCGCGATGTGGGCGGCGTCGTTGACCAGCGGTCGGTTGCCTGCGCCCTGACGGCCAGCAGCGCCAAGACGCTCGCTGCCAGCCTGCTGGCGCGGAGCGAGGCGGCGCGCTGGCAGATCGGCATTCGTTTGCCATGGCGTTATCTCGGGCTCCGGCCCGGCGATCGTCTGACGTTGGCCGGCGAGCCTGGCATATGGCGCGTCCGCCAGACCCGGTTCGAGGCCTTCATTGTCAATCTGGATCTGGAACGCGTCGACTCGGGTGGCGTGATGCCAATGCCGAGCGATGCCGGCCGCGCTGCGCGCTCTGCGGAGCAGGCGGCGGGGGAAACCAGCCTGCACATTCTCGATCTCCCGCCGTTGCCGGGGGATGTGCCGTTTTCGCCCCGCCTGTGGGTGGCCGCGGCGGGATCTTCCTCCGGCTGGCGCCGGGCTGCGATCGAAGTCAGTGGTGATGACGGCGTCAGCTACGCACGCATCGGTACAGCCGGCGCCGCAACACCCATGGGGGTCGCGCGCTCAATATTGCCGACCGGGCCACAGGATCGCTGGGATCGTTTCTCGTCGGTGGAGGTCGAGCTGCTGTCGGACGCCATGTGGCTGGAATCCCGGCCAGAGCTTTCGGTCCTGGCGGGTGCGAACCTGGCGCTCATCGGCGATGAAATCCTGCAGTTTTCCGATGCGACTGCGGTGTCGCCTGGCCGCTTCCGACTGTCGGGTCTGCTGCGCGGGCGGCTTGGCAGCGAAGCCGCTATCGGCGGGCACGCTGCCGACGAGCGTTTCGTGCTGCTCGATCGTGCAACGATGCTGCCTTTCGATCCACCGCTTGAAGCCTTGCAGCGCGCGTATCGCTTCCGCGCCGCAGGCACCGGTGATGCGGCGGCTCCGGACAGTGAAGCCATCGCACGAGGCGTGGCCCTGCAGCCTTTGGCGCCGGCACATCTGGCGCTGTCTGTCATCGGCGGAGATGTTGTCGGTCGCTGGGTGAGGCGCAGCCGGATGGGTTTCGGCTGGGCGGATTTTGTTGACGCGCCGCTCGGCGAGGCGGGAGAGGCCTACCGGCTGGACATCATCCTCGATGGCCGCCCGGTGCGGTCGCTGACGCTGGCGGCTGCCACCCATGCCTATACGTCGGCTGACCGGGCGGCAGATGGAGGCGGCACAGAGGTTGGCTTTGCCGTGTCGCAATTGAGTGCCGCTGTCGGGCCGGGTGCGGTCGCAGCCGCAGAAGTCCGGTTGCCTGGTTGAGGGAGAAGATGATGAGCGAGACGATCCGCCACGCGCTGCCGCTTCTGGCGGCAGGCCAGGCCCAGAAGGAAATCACGCACAACGAAGCGCTTGTGGTGATCGACCGCCAACTGCACCTGGCGGTCGAATCACGTCTGCTGTCGGCGCCGCCGGCAAGCCCGGTGCCCGGCGATGCGTATATTGTGGGGACAGGCGCCAGCGGCGACTGGGCCGGGCGTGCCGGCCAGATCGCCAGCTTTGATGGCTTTGGCTGGCAGTTCACCGCGCCGGTGCGGGGGTGTGTGGCATGGATTGCCGACGAGACCGCTTTTGCGGTTCATGACAATGGCTGGTCCACCGGGGGGTGGCCCGCCAACGGCCTGCGAATCTCGGGCCGCGACCTGTTGTCGGCCACACCGGTCGCCATCGCTGCGCCAGCCGGCGGTGCAACGGTCGACGGCCAGTGCCGCGCTGTGGTTGTGCAGTTGCTCGCCGCACTGAAAGACCAAGGCATTGTGTTGTGAACCGAAATGGACCGGGTCAATATGTCATTCCGCTTTCGACTGTTGCCGCGGAGCAACAAACTGCCGCATTCGCCGCTTGCACGGCTCCGACCCTGTAGGTTAGAGCGTTGTGGCAGTTCGAGAGAATCACGGAGTTGAAAGGGGATGACAATGCGTAAATTTGCTGTGGCGCTGGCGCTCGCCAGCACTGCCTTGGCCGGGCCGGCGCTTGCGCGCGACAAGTCCTGGTATGTCGGCCTGGAAGCAGGTGCGACGATCGTTAAGAACCAGCTGTTCGACGTCCAGACCGGCACGACCACTACGGTTGATGGTGACGTTGTTCCGACGTTCTCCAACAACGCCATCCGTGTCCAGCTCAACACCGGTTATGACATCGGTGGCAACGTTGGCTACGACTTCGGTCTGTTCCGTGCGGAATTCGAGGTCGCTTACAAGGACAACAACCTCAACATCACCACCGTCGAAGGCCCGCTGCCCCCGATGTTCACGGCCAGCGGTTTCGGCACGCCGCCGCTTGGTGTCTACACCGACGCTGCTGATGGCAATGCCCAGGTTCTGTCGTTCATGGCCAACGGCCTGTTCGACTTTGGCGGTAAGGACCGCAACTTCGGCGCTTACCTGGGTGGTGGTATCGGTATCGCCCGTGTCCAGCACTCCTGGTACCAGTGGGCCAAGTTCGGCAACGCTTTCATCAATGACAGCGACACCGGCCTTGCCTGGCAGTTCCTGGCTGGCATCTACAAGCCGGTCACCGATCACATCGATGTTGGCCTGAAGTATCGCTACTTCCAGGTGACGGGTGTCGACACCTTCACCACCAATGGTCTGGCGACGACCACCAACTATAACGCGCAGAGCCTGATGCTGACGTTGGCGTACAACTTCTGGACGCCGGCTCCGCCGCCGCCGCCCCCGCCGCCGCCGCCGCCGCCGCCGCTGCCGCCGTGCCCGCCGCCTGCGGTGACCCCGGGTCCGTTCCTCGTGTTCTTCGACTGGGATAAGTCGCTGATCACGCCGGAAGCCGCTCAGATCCTGGATCGTGCTGCTGAACAGTATGCCGCCACCGGCCAGACCAGCGTTCAGATCGCCGGTCACACCGATACGTCGGGTACCGCCAGCTACAACATGATCCTCGGCCAGAAGCGCGCCGATGCGGTCAAGGCTTACCTGGCTACCAAGGGTATCCCGGACAGCGCCATGGTTACGGAGAGCTTCGGCGAAACCCGCCTGCTCGTCGAAACCGCCGACGGCGTCCGCGAACCGCAGAACCGCCGTGCCGAGATCACCTTCAGCGGTGCTCCGGCCCCGGCCACTGGGCCCTGCACGCCGCAGTAAGCTCTGGTTCGGAACTGAGAATTGGGGCCGTTCCTTCGGGAGCGGCCCTTTTTCTGTGTCCGGAT